ATCTAAGGTCACCTCTTTTGATTTTTATAATATATTATAACACTAAAAATTATAAAAAACAATTAGGGAAGGAGGTAAAAATGGCAAAAGATATGACACTCAATATAGTTATGAGTGCTGCAGTTGGAGGAGCTTTATCTGGACTTTTAAAAGTTCAAGGAGGGATGAAAGGTGTAGAGAAACAGAGTAAAATTCTGACTGAAACAACTAAAAAACTAAATGAAGAAAATAAAAAATTATCCGATGCACAAAAATCTTTGAAAGCATTTGATGATGCAAGAAGAAAATTAAATGATATAAACTTGGAATATATGAAATCTTCTAAAGAATTGAATATTTTAAAAAAATCATATCGTGATGCTGGAGAGAGTAAAGCTGAATTTGCAAAAAGAGTTAAAGAAGCTGAAACAAAAGTAGAAAAATTGAATGGACAAAAAGAAGCTCAAAAACATGTCTTTGAACGTGCAAGGAGCGCTATCGAATCAGAAGGTCACAGTTTGAAAACATACAGTGATAAATTAGTAAAAGTAGAAAAACAATTGAAAAAAAATATTGAAGCCAAGGAAAAACTGGATAAAGCGCAGGCGAAATACTCTAAAATGGCTGAAACTGGCAAAAACATATCAAATAATAGTGCAAAAGTTCTTGGAGGGATAGCCATACCTATTAAGGTTTATATGGATGTTGAGGAATCTCAGGCGGACTTACGTAAAATTTTAGGAAAAGAAGCTGAACTTTATTATGATAAATTGGCAGAAATTTCTAAAAATTCTCCATTGTCTCAAGTTGATCTAAATGAAATCGCGGGGGCATTATCACAAGGTGGAATAAGAGGAAATGAAATTGTAAAATACACAGATATGGCTCAAAAAATGAAGGTAGCTTTTGATATGTCAACTCAAGAAGCAGGAGAATTTCTAGCAAAAACAAGAGAACAATTAAATCTTATAGGGAAAGAAGGCACTGAACAGTTATTTTCCTACATGGATACTATAAATATGTTATCGAATAAATATCCAGTTCATGCTGCTGATTTAGCTGATATTTCATTAAGAACTGCAGGATATGCTAAAAATATAGGACTAGCAAAGGAGGCAAATTTAGGATTTGCAACTGCATTACAGTCTACTTTAAAAAGTTCAGAACAAACAAGTACTGTATTAAGTAAATTATATTCTGAGTTAGCTCAGGGAGCTAATACTAAAGCCAAAGCAAGTGCATTACAATTTTTAGGAATAAATCCAAATAGTTTAGAAAAAGAAATGGCTAAAGATGCAGAAGGAACTATTTTAAAAGTACTTGAAAAAATTAAAAATGCAAATCAGGCAGATAAAGCTGGATTAATAGGAGATATTTTTGGAAATAATGCATCTACTCAGAATGGTATAGCTGTTTTAACTAATAATCTGGACGGATTAAAACAGAAATTAAATGAAGCTAAGCAAGCAGTAGGAGAAAATGACAGTGTAACGGCTGAATATAATGAAAGAATAAAAACTATTTCCAATCAGTTGAAAATAGCAAAAAATAATTTTATGTTAGGTTTAGCTGATGTGGGAGCTTCATTGGCACCATTGGCAAAAGGTTTTTTAGAAGCTATAACTCCTATGTTGAAAGGATTAGCTGATTTTATAAAACAACATCCTAAAGTGACTTCGGTAATAATGAGTAGTATTGGAGCAGTAGCGGCTCTTGGATTTGCAGGAGGAAAGTTATTTCAAATGTATGCAAAGTTTAGGCAGGTTAGAAGTTTTTTAACTTTCTTAAAAGAAACAGGAAAAATAACCTCTTTTTTTAGCAAAATACAGGGTATTGTAAAAGCTGTTGGATTAGCTATAAAATCAGCATTTTTGGCAAATCCAGTTGTATTTATAGTAGTCGCAATAGTAGCTGTAATAGCAATACTTGTTGTACTGTATCATAAATGTGCAGGATTTAGAAATTTTGTGAATGCTATGTGGAAAGCCATATCAACTGGTGCAATTGCAGCATGGAATTGGATAAAGGGAGCTGCTATAGCAACATGGAATGGAATAGTTGCATATCTGAAATGGGCTGGTGGAGTGTGGAAGTCTATCTTTAATGGAGTAACTGCTTATATTAAATTCTGTATAAATGTATGGAAAGCCGTTTTCAGAGGAATAGTTACTGTAGCAAAGGCTGTATGGAATGCTATTAAGTTTGCTGCTATTGCTGTATGGGGTGCCATTGTGGCATATGTAAGATTTAATATTGCTATAATAAAAGCTATATTCAGAGGGATATTAATAGTGGCCAGAATGGTATGGAACGGAATTAAAGTTTCTGCAGCTAACGCATGGAATGCTATTAAAACTGGAATTAGACTTATTAAAGCTGTATTTACTGGAGACTGGAATACAATTAAAAGTATTGCACTGGGAGTCTGGGATAGTATTAAAAGTGGATTTTCAGGCATGATAGATGGAGTAAAAAGTATACTGAATAAAGTAGTGACATATTTTGGCGACAAGTTTAATGAAATCAAGACTAAAGCCCAAAATTTACCATTAATTGGAGGACTTTTTGGAAAAAACTATACTGGAACTAACTATTGGTCTGGTGGACTTACTACTGTTGCCGAGCGTGGGGCAGAAATGATTAAGATACCGGGACAGCCAGCGTTTCTTGCCGAACATGAAATGTTACTGAATCTTCCGAGGGGTACTCAGATTTTAAATAATAGTCAAACAAGAAGTACTTTGAGAGAAGGAGTAACTAAGCTTAAAAATAAGGTTGCCGGATTAAGTGGAAATAGTTCTTCAAATATTGGTGGTGATATTATCCATATTCATATAAATGGGGGTAATAATAATTCCTCAGAAATAGCAAAAGAAGTTGAAAGAATACTTAAGGAACGTGATAACAGAAAAAGAAGGGTGGCGTTTGGATAATGAAGACAAAAGTATATAGGACAGTCAGCGGAGATACTTGGGATTTAATAGCTTATAAAGTCTATGGAAACGAAAAATACTTTCATAGGCTCATAAGGAATAATCTTAATTTGATAGATATATCAATATTTCCTGCTGATATTCCTGTCATTATCCCTGAATTTGTTGAAGAACTGGAACAGGAAATTCAGGAAAGCAAACTGCCACCTTGGAAAAGAGGTAAATAATGCTGGCTAGAGGAATAAAGGTAATAGTTATATTTAACGGAGTGGATATATCTGAAGATATAGCTCATTCCATTTCTTCTCTTAACTACACTGACAACAGTAAGAATGCTATAGATGACCTTGAGTTGGAACTAGAGAACATGGATTATCGTTGGTTAAAAGAATGGTATCCTGACGAAAATGCTCAATTAATTGTCGGAATATATGAGGACAATGGGAAAGACGGAAGTTTTTTGGATATTGGAACATTCTATATCGATGAACCAACTTTTGATAATGACAGGCTTAATCTTAAGTGTATAGCTATTCCGTTAGATGGAAATATACGTGATCAGAAAAATACTAAAGCTTGGGAAAAAATAACTTTAAAAGAGCTTGTTAATCAGATAGCTATGCTACATCAAATGAATGTAGAAATACATGCAGATAACGAATACTATAAAAGACTTGACCAGGAGAATGAAACTGATTTAGCTTTTATAGACAGAGTTATCAAAGAAACTGGACTTAGTATGAAAATATCTGATGATACTATTATTATTTTTGATGATGACAATATAAAAGATAATGAAGCAATTGAAAAATTCAATATCCGAGATAGCAGAATCCGTAGTTTTAGTTTGAAAAAGAAAAATAAAGGAATATATGACAAAGTGGAAGTTTCATATTATGATCCTGATAAAAAGAAATTAATCAGGGAAGTAATGACTAAAGAAGAACTCGAAAAACGGAACGAGGTGAAAACTGATGCCTGATGTTTCTTATGCAGAATATAAAAAACAGAATGGGAAAAAGTCTTCCGGGTATAAAAAAGCTAAAGCAAAACTTAAAGAAAAAGCGGATAAGAAAGAAAAAAGAAGTAAAAAAGAAAAGGTAAAAAAAATAAAGACTAAAGGAAAATCAGATCCGAAGAAAGTGGCCAAAAAAACTTTAAAGGAAAATTTGAAACAGGAATATCAGGTTACTTTGACAGTTGACGGAAGTACTAAATATATGGCTGGAATGATAATTGAGCTAGACGAAA